ATGAAATTCACTCTCAAGGATATCAATCGTTTACCCATAGGCATCCACTGCTACGATCGAGGGGTCTATCTTCGCGTCACGCCCCGCGGAATGTCGTGGCTTCTAAAGTACAGCATTAATGGTCGTCGCCGTGAGCTTGGTCTGGGCGGGACGGCTCAGCCTATCACGGCAGTGTTGGCGAAAGCCAGCCTAGCTAAGGCACAAGTCGCGCAGGGTATCGACCCGCTCGAGCAAAGAGCTGAAGTACGGGCAGAACAAAAGCGCGCAGAAAAGAAAAAGCAAATGCCCACGTTTGGGGAGCTCGCCCCGGAGGCGCTCGAGCATGTTCTAGCCATGCGGCAGTTTCAGGGCAAATATACCGCCACGGATTGGAGGCGTTCGCTTCGTAAACTTGCTGAGCGGTTTGGCACACAAAAAATCGATGCAATCACACGGGATGACTGCGCCGCCGTGCTGCGAGAGGTGTGGACCACTAAGCCGCGGATCGCAAGAGATTGGCAGAGCCGCCTGCTGGCGGTGTTCGACTACGCGGTCCTGAAGGGGTGGATTGAGAAGAACCCCGCCGTGTGGAAGAACAACCTCGACGCAGTGCTTCCAAGTCGAGCCGTCGTTTTGCGCGGCAAGCCCGAGAACCATCACTCAGCAGTTCCCCCGGAAGAGCTCCGACGGGTCGTTCAGCGGCTATGGCAGGAGGATACCGTTAGCGCGCTCTGCGCTGTCTTTGGCTGTTTGACAGTCGGCCGTGCATCTGAGTTTAGGTGTGCTCAGTGGGACGAGATCGATTTAGATGCCGCGACGTTCACTGTCCCCCCTGCCCGGCGAAAAGACAAGAAACCGTACCCCTTCGTCGTGCCTCTGTCTCGTCAGGCGAAGGCGCTGCTGTATCGGCTAGATACATCAGGCGCATTTCTTTTTAGCTGCCGGGACGGCAGGCCATTAGACCTTGCAACGGTGTTAAGAATATTCAAGTCCACCACGGGTCAGCCCATCACGACGCATGGGCTGCGATCGACGTTCGCAGATTGGTGCGCGAAGAACGAGAAAAACTTCCTCGTCTCGGAGAAGTGTCTGATGCACGCAGTCGGTAATCAGGTATTCAGAGCTTACCAACGTGACGATTTGCTCGAGCAGAGACGTGCGCTTCTTCAGGAGTGGGCGGACTACCTGCTGCCGGAAGTTCGCTGATCCGACAACCCCGCCTTTTGGCCTTTTTAACAGTGGCGTTAAATTGGTTTAAAGGCGGGGTTCTTTTACTTTTGAAGCGTGCTTACGGCGTCGTGCTTAGCTCCGATTTCGAGAGCCAGGCTTCGACCTTCTGAAAGTAGATCGACACTTTCTCTGAGTAGCTTCGTGCACGCGGCAAGCTCGGTTCCGTCAGCGTCTTGGGCAAGGGCTTCGGCTCTTCGCAGGCGACGCTCGAAGGACTGGCGCATCCGCTCAGCGTCAGCGCGAGAACGATCAAGATCGCCGCTGACAGAAGCGGCAGCATCCGCAGCGGCAACAAGTTTTGCATAGTCCTTTCTCCCTTGTGCCGCACGCGCTAAGGCCTCTGACTTCTGCAGCTCGGCCATCTCCGCGTCGGCCTTGTTGTCCCTCACGCCATACCCTGCGGCAAAGCCGACGGCCAAGAGGGCAAGCGCACCGACGGCCTGCCAGTTCACAGTTCGATGCCTTCGATCTTGGCTCTGCGGCGCATCGCTCGAACCTGAATACCCATGCCTTTTACCTGCATGAGATACAGATAGCGGGCGCAGGCAGGCACGAAGCCGAGTGTGCCGGCATCCCATTTCTCGAGCATGTCGAAGAGCTTGAGCATGCGGATACGCGTCTGGTAAAACTCCGCCTTAAAGCGGTCTTTGTAGTCCTCCGACTCCATCAGCTCCACGGTATCCGCGAGTGTCATCTTGCGGATGCGGGCATCCTGCTCTTCGACTTCGGGAGAGATGTAGTAGTCGTCTTTGCCTTTCTTTTCTTTCATGATTAACTCCTCATAAGTTCAGCTTCGGCTTTGCGCCGAGATATAAGTCCGGGAACCCCACCGTTGGTGATGTCAAGAAATTCTTCGGCGGCCCCGTCGTAGTCTTTTTCGTTCAGCGCCCGCATTAGCTTCGGGCATTTACGGGTAAGACCGTCAACGCCGATGTTGTATGCAAGGGATACGAGCGCGATGAATTGGTTCTCCGTAACCGGGACATTGATATAACGGGCAAGCCGTGAAGCCGTGTCCGTCAAATCTTCAAGCAGCCACTGGGCCGCCTGCTCCTTGGTGCAGGTGTCACCTTCATGCACGCCGTTGGTGCGGCCATAGCCAATCGTCCACACACCCAGGGGGCACTTATACGCAGAGGTTCTCAGACCCTCCCAGTGCTGCACGAAGGGCGCCGCCGCGGAAGCGAAGTGTTCTAAAAAGTTTTTCATTTGTGGTGCTCTTTGTCTTCAAGCCCGACTGAGTCAAGCTTTTTATCAACGGCGTTGGCGAGCCGTTCTTCGAGGGAGAGGAAAAGCTTCCTCAGCGTTGGCGGCAGTGCATCTCCGTATCCGGCCCGCTCGATGTTTTCTACGATCGAGCCGAACTCCCCGCAGCAGTAGGCGCAGAGCACAACGGATTGAAAGACTGGGAGATCTTTGAGCACGTACCAAAAGCTAACATCGAGGCCATGCGCCAAGATGATGATTGCGAAGGCAATGCCTTTCTTGAACATGCCGGCGTACAGCACTTTCGAAGAAAAGCCGGTCGTCTTAACTCCCGCCCATACACCTGTAATGAAGTCGGCGACAACAAAGATCGCGAACCACCATGCCAGCGGCGCGACTGACTGGAGCGTTGCGCTCCATATCAGTCCAAGCCAACCGCCAAAAATCGCCAGCGCTCCTTCGACTGTTCGCGGAAGGAGATCCTGAAACATGCCTTACCCCACGAGAGCGTGGAGATACCACCCGGCGACACCGCATACTGCGGACGACACAACGCAGACAGACACCCAAAAGACGCGCACCTTGCGCCGCGTTTCGGTATCAAGCTGACCCTTCTGTTCAGCGAGGTAGGCTTCGGCCTTCTTGCGGACGGTGCCGCCAAGACCATAGAGCACGTCGTTTGCTTTCATGGAGCTTCTCCCAAAATACCACGTGCTCTAGCCAACCATTTTAACCTCCTTATTGTGCTGTTCTATCGGCTTGAATGCTTGCGCCAGAAAACGCTCCACATCCTCACGTCGCCAACGCGGCCGGCCGAACACATATGCAGGCGCAGGAAAGCGCCCGGCCTTCACGTGGCGATCGACGGTCGAAACGTTGACGCCTGTCAGGGCAGCCACTTGCTTTTTTGTCATTAGTTCAAACGGCTTCATGACTGAGCCTCCTTCTTTTTCTTCTCAAGCAGGACGTCCATCACGTCTCGCTTGGTCTTTAATCGTTCAAGTACCACCTCATCCATCGTGTCTTTCGCGACGATGTAGTAGACGTAGACCGGCCGTTCGTGCCCTGCCTGCTTCTGGCGAGTGGGGCCGATGCGTTCGATGATCTGGTCGTGGTGCTCCAAGTTCCACCCGGCGCTAAAGAAGACGAGAATGTTTCCGCCGTCCTGCATCGAGAGACCGTGACCGCACGACGCGGGATGCGCCAGAAGAAGGGGGATCTTCCCCGCATTCCAATCGCGCAGCGTCTTCGGGTTCTTATCTAGCAGCTTGGCTTTCGGGAAGGACCGCTGAATGCGAATTGCCTCGTGCTTAAACTGGTAGCTCACAAGTATCGGCATGCCGCCGGCTTCTTCCACAATGGAGCGGAGCGCCTCGAGCTTAGCCTTATGGACCTCCTCGAATGATTCCCCCTCGGTATAGACCGCTCCGCTCGCCAGCTGCAGACACTTGCCCGATTTAACTGCGGCGTTCATCGCTTCGATTTCCGTGCCGGATTCAAGCTCAGCCAAAAACTCACGCTCGAGTTTTGTGTAAAGGCGCCTTGCCGTGTCGGGCAGGTCAACCGCGACGGTGGAGAAGATCGGCTGCTTCACATCGAACCACTCCTCCGCATTGATCTTCAGCACGATGTCACTGATCTTGTAGTGGATCAGCCGATCGGCACCGGGGAGCGGTTCGTAACGCACGGCCAACGGGGACGAGCCCACACGCACCTGGCGAAAGAACCTTTCGTGGTAGACCGTCATCGACTTCCCTAGCCGGGCGCCTTGGTCAAGGAAGTAGATCTGCCCCCACAAATCTTCAAGCCCGTTGGGCGCCGGCGTGCCCGTAAGCTCGATGAAACGGCGGATCTTCGGGAGCGCCTTAGCCAGTACGCGTGCACGCTTGGAGCCTTGTCTGGCACGCAGGCCTTTCAGTCGCGTGGCTTCGTCGGCTACAACTATTGCAAACGGCCACTCCTTCCCGCGGCGTTCAAGCTCTGAGGTAAGCCACTCCAAGTTCTCGTAGTTCATCGTGTAGATATCCGCGTCCTTATCGAGCGCTGCGCGACGCTGAACGGCAGAGCCGCAGATGACAGAGACCCGAGTGCCCTGCAGATCATCCCACTTGGCGACCTCATCCGGCCACGTGGACTGCGCCACGCGAAGCGGAGCGAGGACAAGGGCGGGGCCTTCGCCCCACCATTCCTGCAGGTGCCGAACGGCCATCAGTGTGGAGACCGTCTTCCCAAGCCCCATGCCCGCGTAAAGCGCGCAGCGTTGGTGCTTGAGGAGGAAGTCAATTGCCATACGCTGGTACAGCCGAGGAACAAATTTCATAACATGCTCATCGACAATACGGAAAAGAAGGAGCAAGACGCCAGGGCAAGCATTACCGCGTTGACGATGACGCTTTGCCAATCGCGGAGCCGAATGGCCATGGCCAGCTGAGCTCCGCAAAAGAAGCCAAATGCGACGCACCCAATGGCCGCAACGATAAGCAGAATAACTGTAAGCAGATCAGCCATGGTTATCTCCAATCAGGATGGATTGAGCGCTGCTCGATCGTGTGCGCGATATGCCGAAACACATACGCCACTGAGCACTCTGAGTCACAGACGTAAACTCGTGTGCCAGTACGCCGAATGCGCTCATGCTCACGCGCCTGTACTGGCGTCGGCATCTGACCGGGCGCCTTGCACTCGACAAAGAAGAGTGTGCTCGGCGCCAGCACCATGCGGTCTGGAGCGCCGACGCGCCCTTCGTACGCGATCTTTCTCTGCTCCCACCCGCGCTTGTTGCACTCGCGGATGAGCGCTTGTACGACGGCACCTTCAGGCGTTGTTGTCATCGGACTTCTCCTTGCGCTCACGTTCCTCAACAAGCCGGCCCAACCCGGCAACCGCTCCCCTGATCACCGCAATAAGCGCCGTGAGATACGCCTGGTGCTCCCGCAGCGTTTCCGTCGGGGCGTCTTCCGAGAAGGCCTCCCGCAGAATCTTGTCCGCAGACCGCCAGTCGTCGCCTAAGACCGCCAGCGCGAACGCCTCGGGGACAAGGCCCGCCTCATCCATCCACTGCGCGAATTGGCTGTCAGACATGCTGTACCTCCTGACTGTTAAGCCCGTTGATGCGGGTGTTGACGCGTTCAATCACCTCAGTTACCGCTTCAGCTTCAATGACGAAGCCGTCTGGGCGAAGCTTGCACAACCCCGAAAGCAAGGGGAAACGCCAGCAAAACAGCTGGAGATGCACGCCTGCGGTTTCGCGCAATCCGTACGAGTTGTCGAAGCGGGGAAAGCGATAAATCGCCACGTCGCGGAAGCGCTTTAGCCACCACACCGCCTTTTCGAGATCCTGCTTTTCCGAGCCCTTGTACGGGGCCCGCAGGATGTACTCCACCGCGGACGCCAGAGGATGCGGGAGAAGCTCAGTCGCGTCGACCGGCTCCAACGTAATGCGGCAGGCCGTGTAGTGCGAGGGGTGATTCACCATGTCAGTCTTTTCTTTATCCATTCTTTTTCTCCTTTTAAGCTTCGGCCGCGTTTCAGGAATCGGCCTTGCCTCGCGCCTCAGCCAATGCCTCAACGAAGGCGTAGGCGACGCAGACAAATCCGTCCGCCAGCTCGACAGGAATGCCGGCCCCAGAAGCCGCGCGTTCAGCGGCCTTTATGAGGTCCTTCTCCTTACTGGCCCCGATAAGCATCGCAAGTGTCCACAGCGTGCCGCCCAAGGGATCGCTGGGGTTGACGACAGTCGCACTGGGTAATGTGCGAAAAACGGTGACAAGATCGGCCACGAGTTTTGGGGGATAACTAAGCTTCTTCTTCGGCATCTGAAAGCCTCTCGTCGTTAATGAAATAGGTAGGGGTTGGATCGATGATGGCAACTTGTGTTTGCTCAAGCGGTATGCGCCAGATGAGCCGACCCAAGTTGTCGGTTTTGTAGTAGCCGGGCACTGCTCGGCCATTGACAAAAGCCACGCCGCGACGGTGCCAGAAAGCCTTCTGATCCGCCTTCGTGACGGAGCTCTTGTCAGCCAAATAAAACTCATGGACCCGCGGAAGCCTGATCTTGCTGGCTGCGTACTGGCTGCGGATGAGCTCGCTTCTACGTTCTGCGGTTTTTGTAAGCTCAAAGTACATGTCGATAGCCGCTTGAATCGGCCGCACTAAAGCAACGCGGTCTTCATGCGTGAGCGGCTTGCGCACTGCCGTGCCGGGACGTCGGGCGGCCAAGGCGTCCCCCGCTCCTGCGTACAGTCCGGACAAGCACGACGAGGCCATGAGCGTCAGCACTCGGACAATCGCCGTCTCCTCAAATTGGAGCGCGTACACCCACAAGTTTCGCAAGACCGTGTCAATGTTCGCGTAGTCGCCTATGTCTTCGGTGCCGAGCTGCACCAAGTCAAGCGAGTGCATAGCGGCCTCCCGCAGAAACTCCCTTTCGCAGTCCGGTAGATCGCCAAGTGTCACGTCGGCGATTACGGGCATGATGCGCACTGGCTTAGGCCTGTACTTTTTTCTGGGCTTCCCCATTTTTTCTTCTCCTGCGAAGACGCGGATTCTTGCGGCGCCGCATGCGCCAAAGCGGTTCGGGTCCTTTGTATGACGATGTCGTATCTGGTTTAGTCGGGCGCTCGTTCGAAGGAGGCTCTCTGAAAACGAGCCAGAGGAACCAAGCGAAAACAGCCACGCTCGCCAGCCAAACGGCCACGGCATAGATGCTGCTGGCCACGCTTAGCTCTCCTGAAGAAGCAGCAGGACAGCATCACGCCAAAGAATTTGAAACCCGTTGTGGCCGTTGCGTTCATAAGGGCGGTTCTCGCCATACCGGACGCCCGCTTCGGTCAGACGCCAGCCATTTTCAAGAGGCTCGATAAGCCCGAGAACGGCAAGTTTTTTGTTCACGGCCTTAGGGCCCAGCGGCGGCGTGCAGCGTTTGCCTAGCTCGGTTGGGTTGAAAAGCGCGGCTTCCTTAACCGGAACGGACGGGATAACCGCAAGGAGCGGCGCAGTGTCTATGCCTATCGTTTTCTCCACACTGGCGAGTGCATGCACGGCCATGCGCTCTTTCGGCACGTGAAACTGCTTTGACAGTCGATCGGCAAGCATGAAGATGCAGGACACCTTGTCAGACAAGATATTTGCTGCACTCTGCTGCGCCTTCTCTTTCGCAACGCGTTCACATTCGATGAAGTAAAGACGCGCCTCCTTGCCCCTCGGCGTGCGTTCGACCATGCAAAGTTCTTTGGCCATGCTGAGCGTGAGAAAGTACTCTTTCGCCTTTCCTCCGCCCGCTAAAAATTTAGCGACCGTTGTAAAGTCCTGACCCTCAACGAATCCAAAGTCGTCAATACGGTTCTTGACCCAATCTCTGAAATGAGACTTCACTTCAAGGAATGCATGCAGGTCACGAGCGCTGCAAGTCTGTATCGTCTCACCGTTGATGCTGTTGATTGAGAGTTTGATGATTTCCGCCATTTCACTTGCTCCATAAAAATTAATCTTTCCGGTACCTGAACGATTCAAATTCCGCCGAGCACTACGTCAGCGAGCGCCGGCATGATCCGTACGGGCTTAGGCTTGTACTTTTTTTCTGGGCTTTCCCATTTAGTCCTGCCCTGAAAAATAGCGGCGTGCGCTTGACCAGCCGCGGAAGTTGCTGGAGTAGTAAGGGGAAAACTTCGCCCATGCCTGATGCTCAAAGGGCGAAAGATGCCCTTCCTCCCACAGACGGTTGGCGAGCGCCAAGTCTTTTTCTTTGTCGGGCGCTTTCCCGTCGTGCGTGAGATACGAAACTCGTGCGCATCGCGCTGCGCTGATCATCGCGGCCACACAGTCTTCGTCTCCGACGGCCCCGCTGACATCCCAGTCGATGTAGGGAAGATGAATGCGGCCGACGACAGACGTGCTCTTATCAATAGCGATACGCATCGCTCGGGCAAGGTCATACATTTCCGGCTGAACGTGCGCTTTATCGAGCCGAAGCTTGAAGAAATTGTCCCAGTCGGTCGCCGTGACGAGCGTGCGGATATACATGAAGGGCTCAAGATAACGGTTCGCCTGCTGTTTGCTGACGCCGCGTTCCATAAGCCGCCGCACGACGGAAGTCGTCATTTGCCGAAGCAGCTTGATGTCCGACGCGATGGCCGCCGCATCCTCCGCGCCGAACGGCTC